GAGAAGGAGAAAAAAGAATAGTTGTTGCCGGAGGTCTTCTTTCCTTTACCTAAAACTTGTTCTAACAGATGTAATAAGTCGTGGTTTATCATAATAGACAAAGTATACGACTATTTTCGGAGATTTACAACAATTAGATTGTTGGTATCTTTATTTTTTGTTCCCACCCACGTTCGTACTTGGTTACACCAATGAGTTCCAACTTAGAGTCGTCAACTACCGTGGTTTCCTGTTCATTCAAATTATTGAAGTAATCAAATGGTATCGCAACATTACGTGGTGGTGTCTTTACAACCACGACGTATGGTGTAGTTCCCATGCCCTTCGTTGCACCCGGTGTATCTTCATCGTACCAACTACTCGTTATATCCACTATGCTGTCCAACTTACCTTTGTCTGAGACCCAGTAACTTCCCAATTCTTTTTTGTTCAAGTACCGTAAAGATTTCAACCATAGTACCCTGTATAGGATTCCTCCCTTTTCATAGTATTGGGCAACTTCATGTAGATTTGATAATGCCTCAAATATGTAGTACGGCTCATCTGAACCGTAGTAACTTCGTATACTACCGAGGTGTTTTTCTTCGATGTCCTTCTTTGTAATTTTCTCATTCCCGACTTGAACTAACACGTCATCGGGTTTGTAGCTATTCCACTCTTTGGCGTATTCTTCTTCTACCGATTCCTCGTGAAGTTTAGATGGATGCAATTCAGACAATATGTCTTTGAGTTTTATCAATTAGTCCACCTAGTAATCAATCGGCATCCAAACTAGCCATCAATCTCTTTATACGTTCTTTTCTATCTGCGTTTGGGTCTACTTTTTGTTTGTACTTTATGTACCCAAATTCAACGAGTACATCAAACGTGTATTCTGAATCGTCCATACCTGTATTCATTGTATAGACTTTCCCCTTGAATGATATTTTACCAGAACCCATACTACGTCCCGCATCATATGCCTTGAAGAGTTGTTTCCACGTTTTTTCATCTATACCGAAGTTCGAAACAAACCACTTCTTTACATCCGCATACCATTTTCGGATACCTTCTACATTCGATGGGTTATACTTCGAGCCAACATTTAGGTGTGGAAACGAATCCTTGTACATTTTAGCGTACTTCTCGTATGCCTCAGTATTTGTATTTGCAACAAGTTTAGCCGCCTCATCTAATATGTCTTTTAGTTTTATCACCGTGGTCTCCTATTATACGAATAAATATGGGACTCACAGACATTCGTCCAGCCATTCCTGTGGAATTTCTTTCTTTGACCATAACCAACCCCGTTTCTCGCAGAATTGAGCATATGTTGTTTTACTTCCTTTGTAGAGTTTTGCGTTTGGATTCTGAAAGACAAACCTGATGTCTATATTTGGATGTTGGTTGAATATCAGTTCCATCTTTTCTCTATCGGCTTTTACCCAACGTCCTTTTGTTTCCAAGTACATTGTTCCGCCCTTTTTCTTTTGTAGAACAAAGTCGGGTGTGTAGGTGTGGTTTGTGGCTGGTCTAATGTACGAAAGTTTCTCGGTTTCGTACCCGTAGTTTTTCTTTGAGGATTTTAGATTTTCATTGATTGTATCTTCAAGACCAGAACGAAACCCGTGTTTTATCGCAACTGCATTTCTTTTCATTATACGTCGAACCTTATGATGATATTCATATCTACATCGTCTCTCTTTTCAAGTGGGGATGAGAGTTTACCAATAGCCACGAGGTCATAGTTTTCGTTGTAAAGTCCAATCGTCGTTACGTATGGATTGAAGAATGAACTCGTTGCATAATCATCTATGAACTGTGAAGAATCGTTTCTATCTTGACGAATAGTCCAATTCTGAGTAAAGTTGTATTCGTGTTTACGAATTTTACAAGTGACCTCATGTTCGTAGAAAGTTGTTGTACTACGGAATGAGCCAGTAAAACCATACTGTACTCCCTCATAATCAAAGATACCCGTCTTACCAAGGAACGTATCCCAATACTTTGGTCTTGGATCTGAAACTACTATCATTCCTTGCTTATAGAAAACATTTCCTATACGAGATGTTTGATAGGCATACCCTCGTTCAAATGAATTGTCACCAAGATATGTGATGTTTTCTGATGTAAGACCTTTCTTGTAAACTCGAATCTCATCTAAGTATCCTGAGAAAGTGCCTTGTGTTGTACCATTTCCACCAATAAAGAACTTGTTTTCATTTGCAAGATTGCCACTAATTGAACCGGTTACCTGACCATGTAGTGCACCATTTACCCAAATCTGATAGTAACTTGAACTCTTCTGGCAAACAATGTGGTTCCACACTGAATGTGATACCGCACTTGACGTAACGGAAAAAAGTGTTGTTCCGTTACACTGAGAGAACTCAAACTTATGTTCACTACCTGTACCGGCGGTGATGTTGTACATCCTAATATCGAATGGATAGGTTGATGACTGTCCGTTTATTGTTGGGTGGTCGTTGCTATCTACAATAGATACAAACTTTGTTTGTTTATCCTTTACAATCAAATCACGTGTTGTTCTCTTATCAAAGAGATGATTGTATGGTAAAGACAGATTCGACTGTGTAGCTGGTAAGTTTACCCAAAAACTAAAGGCAAAATCTGAACGTGAGTTGAAGTTGAACTTATCCGCCTCACGTACCTCATAATAACCACCGTCGAGATAAGCAGAAACACCTGTTGATTGTGTTGTGTCTGTCAGAATGCCGGGGAAGTAAGAGATGTTTTTGTGTCTAACTGCAACCACATCATTTACAAAAGGAGAACCATCAATAACATAATCCGTTGGTTTATTACGAATGTTGTACTCACGATACTTCTCATTGAAACCGACGTAAAGATATAACGAATCAGTTCCAACCATTTTTGTCTCATCAAAGGCAAGGTCTCGTAAATTACCTTTTCCATCATCATACATCGCGATTTGACGAGATGATGTTGGATTTACATCGGTAAAACGAACAGAATTACGTCGAATACCTTCACCAAAAACACCTTGAGGTAAGACCATCATTGAACTTGATTCGGCAAGATATGTGATTCTATCATAGTCTGTCACTACGTTTGGAATCTTTTCTTTTGAGTATTCGGTGTAAAAGTTGTGGTCTAAGTAGTACCACAGAAGTTTTGGATCAGCACTCTGTGAAAGAAAAACACGGTCATATAAAGATGAACCTACATTTGCAACACCACCGTAATACTTGTGGTTCTCGGGATAAAGTGCTCGAAAAATCTTGATGTCAAATAAGCCAAAGTATGAAAGTTTATCTGTTGAGTCCGAGGACAAAATCCAATTTTTGTACACTTCAAATGGACGTACCGTGTAATCACCCTTCTTCAGCTTCTTCCAAATAAGACTTATCGTATTTCCGTTTTGAAATGACATATCAGTTCAACCTCACTACTACTTCAAAAATACAGACCCGACCGTCATTCTTCTGAATTGGGTTTCTAAGTTTACCAACAGCAAGTAACTCTTTGTTCTTGTTATAGAGACCGACCGTTGTAACATATGCTCTAGGATCTTTTGAGAAATAGTCATACTTTAGAAAATTACCACTTCCCGTTGTGTATGTATAATTAGTGGAGTGGTTGAATTCGTTGAAATCTGCACGGCAGAAATATGTCTCAGTTAGATATGTTTCGAAAGACCGAGCGAAAAAAGAAGAACTTGGTCTGTATGTAGTTGGTACTGCTGCTCCACTGATTGATAAAAACAATCGTTTTGCATTTTGTCCATCTGTGGAACCAGTTATAGTTGAGAAAGAACATGATTGATCCAAGACTACACCATCTAATACGATGAGTCCCATTTTTGGAAATACGATTCCCCAAGCATCCGCATCAGGTTCATCGTAGACACCATCACGTAAAGAACCCGATGTAATATAATAGTACTCTTGTATTCCTTCATTTGTGACAATCTCTTGCTTTGTATCCTTACTCTCATCTATGAGTGTAAATAACTTAGTCGATGTTGGGTGTGTCACAGTACCACTTGAAGACAACTCGCAAAGTGCAATTTCGAAATTGCCACTATCGAGTTTCTCTTGATAAGCTGTTCTGTCTAAT